GTATATACCTCTCAAAGCATCAGGGTTTTCACCTGATAACAACATAATCCGACCATTGTTAGGAAAGTCTGCTCTCAGTTCTGTCTCGTTAAACGTCACGCCTGGTATCACTCCAGCATAATACTTCACATAATCCCAGCTTATCCTCTTAGCTTGCGTAAACGTAGGAGCAACTAACGCAACTCTTGGTCTTGGTAACGGACAAGTAAGCACATGTTTAATCATATGATTGACAGCAAACACAGTTTTACCAAAGCGTCTGTGCATAACCAGCACATTCCACCTCTTCAAGTTCTTGTGCATCTCAGCCTGTAAGTCTCTAGGCTTGTATGGTATCTTAACTTGCATCCTCTGTACCAGTCTCCCAAACTATCTTTAACGAACCATCACTGATCTCAACGCCAGTTCTGTTCTTAGCTTCTCCGAATCTCTCTGGTAATATCTTCTGCACCTTCCATCTTACATGGTGCCCATAGTCTCTCAATAGATTAGGATCGTAACTCTTTCTCCCATGCAAAGCATCTCCGTACATATCCTCTAACTCTTCTAGTGCTTTCTCAGCAGCCTGTCTCTGTGCAGTCTTAACATCAGCATCTAGCTCTGCGTTCTTGCTCATATGGCGATACAAAGTAGCACGACTGACCTTTGCATCTGCACAAGCCTTGACTAGGCTATGTCCGTCTGTAATGGATGCTATGATGTGCTCTTGTTTTGCTTTGCTTATCATGTGTGTTTAGAAGTACCTATTAACATATATAAAAGTGAGCCGACCCCTTTGGGGTGTGCCGTCCTTAAAAATAGCCCCCGTGCCTTATTAATTGCGTGTGATTGCGTGCTATTCTTTTATTGCGTGCGTAAATCATGTTATGCCGTGCGTGAATGTCTCAATTATGTGTCTATTCAAATATTCCCTTTATATGCTAACAAATAAACTATTATTATCAGCTTATCAATATTATTTTTTACCTTGTTATATATACGGCTTACAGATGCTATAAAAATTAATTTACTTTTTTTACATTTAATACTTGAATAATAGAAACATGTTCTATATATAATAAGACAAGACAACAACAACCAAAGCAAAGGATAAACAAATGCAAGGATTAAGAACAACTAAAAGATATCATATAACTAGAGAAGTTATAACAGTACCAAACACAAACAAAACAATAAAAAATAAACTTGATTATGTTTGTTACTACAATGAAGAAGGCTTATTAACTTCTATATCAAGACATTTAACTAGGAGTAATAGACTATCTATAAAAAACATTAGACCTAATCAGCATGGCTTTAAATCAGCTTTAAAAGCATGCTTTAACTCTAGCCCTTGCACTAAGTGCATTGGCTAACAATTAACAACAACTAAGCAAAGGAAACAAAACAATGATAAACAACAAACAAATCAAATTAATAAATTCATTATATGATAATCTACAATTTATGAACAACATAACTTGGAACAAATACAGAGATGATATTTACAAGCTAGAGCTTGGATACGAAAAAAGTCACAGAAATTTTTGTTATGGTAGGAACTACGGCAAGTTTAGTGCTAATCTTTCAGCCAAGTATTTTACAATTAAACACATGATTGATTGTATTAAGGCTTATAAGAAGTTTTTAAAAGATTATGATAAAAGCAAACTTCACACAGTTAAAGATTATTTACATATAAAGACAAGCATAATAATGGCTGAAAGTTTTATGTTAAACTATACAGATAAATCTTTAAAATGGTTCGAAGAAAACTTAGTGCAAATAGTTAACTTCCAATTATTAGATTACTGCGAATTAGTAGACACAGATAAAAAGCAAGTGGCTTAATCCTTGTTACTCTAGTTAGTCTGGTATTGTCCAGACTAATCAGAGCTACAAGCTCATAACCTAGCAACTAAAGAAAGGCTATAACATGACAAGATTAGATTTTTACGCTTTATGCAATCATTACAGTATTGACGTAAATATTGCATTAGAAAATGACGAACTTATAGAGCTACTAAAAGCCAAGGCAAGTTATGAAACAATAGAAAATTTTTTAAAGGAACAATTCTAATGACTTACAATGATATTATGACAAGTGATAATTTTGATACAGATTATTACAAAGGCTGGTTAATTGTTTACGATAAAAACATAAAAAAGAATTATCCGGTACAATTAAAAGACACAAAAACAAACAGAAACATTACAAAAAAGCAATTTAAACAAGCTGTTAATAAGTACGGCTTTGATAACGCTTGTAATACATTTAAAAAACTTTATGCAAATTATAAGGCCTAACAATGACTAAGAAACAAATCACAGAATATCTTATATTATTCGTACTTGGTTTAATAATTACTATAGGTTTTGTTAATCCAATAAGTAAAAAGTATACTTGGTACAATGCAATTTATATGACTAAAGATTTATACAAATAAACAAAAAGAATTGTAAAGGCTAGTTTTGTACTAGTCTTTACATAACAGAGCCACACGGCTCTTAAAACGCCAATAATGGCACAACTAGCAAAGAGAAAGGAACTAAACATGACTAAGAAAACAGAATGGCAAATAAAAGCAGATAAAGAGCAAGCTATGAGAGAAAAAGGATTAGCCGGTTTAACTGCTGAACAATTAAATACAATCAAAGAAGCTGAAAAAACAATAGGAACTTGTTTAGATATGCTCTTTGAATGTCAAGACTTGTATCTCTCAGATATGCACAAACTAAACAATGTTTATTGGGCAATTAAAAATCAATTTAACTTGGAGAAATAAACTAGAAAAAGGGCGTTGCAAAACATGAAATTGCAACGCCACAACCTAGCAAAGGTAAGGAGAAAGTACCATGCAATTAACAAAAGAGCAATTTAAATCTATCAGAACAGAACTACAATACACTCAAAAAGAGTTCGCAGAAATGTTAGGTCTAACTATTAGAATGATAACGTACTGTGAGTCAGGACAGAGACCAGTTGGAAAGACTGTTTCCATACTAGCAAAACGTATCTATCAAGACGAGAAATAGGAGAGAGAAATGAAAATAGGACAAAGAATAAAAGCAAAAGATCAAGAAATATATGGCAAAATAGTTTGGTTATATCCCAACGAGGTAGTTATAGAAGACGAAGATGCTGAAACAGAAGACGATCAGCTATGTTTTAAACTATCAGAGGTTGAGCAAATAAAAGAGAAATAACGCAAATCTATGTAAGTATATCTATGCAGTACTGTACTGCATAGATGTACTGTATTGCATTTCTATCAAGACTAAGATATTTTTTTTATTTTTATTATTGCATACATTCGTTAAGACTATGAAAACAAAACAATGTTTTGATCGTTGCCGTAGGATTTGCTAGAACAGCTACGCTGATTTTACAAAAGAGAAATAATCTGTCAAGAAAATAATTTATCTTGGATATGTTTACTTACATAGCCATGTACAAAACGAGTAACGTCTCTCATTCTTTGCTCAGCCGGTTCAAGCTCATTATAGTAAGACCAGTAAGCATCAAGAGTAACGTCAGCCATATGGTCATTGCTATTGCCAAGTACTTTAAGAGAAAGAGCAACTTCTTTAAATCTTTCCTTGGTCTTACAAGACTTTGCATATTTCCTAATTAAATTAATACTATTTTTTGGCATCAGCACACTCATAACCTACAAGGGCATAGCCTAAAATATCTTGCCAACTATCATCATGGTCAGGTGTTTCTATCAGCCTAGCCACTTTAACAGCTACCATGCAAAGAGCAACTTGCTCAGTCGTAACATACTTATCCAGTATCACAGACCACATTTTAGCAATACGAGTATGGTTATCTACGATAGAGCCGTAGTTCTCTCCACGTTCTTTAATAACTTCAGCAGTTTTTTGTAACAATTCAAACTTATCCATAGTAATCACAACTTTCATTTACTTGTTCAATAGTAGCAGTCTTATAAAAAATTGGTGTAAATGCACCAACGTAAGAGCCAACGACATTAAAATAAAAAAACTCGACAGCATCTTCTTCACTCATACCATCTCTGTCTTTCAGTATCTCGATACACTTATAGTAATCATATACAGCAACCTCTTCCAAGTTTGCATTAGGTACGGCAATACCTATAAACGCCTTTTCAAATCCATCAGCTAATAACATTTCGCTCCCTCACTATGTAAAACCATGTTTCTATATCTACTTCACAAACCAAATCATGCCCAGCATTAAAGTTCCTCGACAGGACATCAAGAGAAATAACACATTTTATAGGACAATTATTGTATTTGTATATCAATACTGGAGTTAAATTTAAACTCGCAGCAGATTCTTTTGCTTGCTCCCACCAACTAGGTCTGTAACTATTTGAACCACTCTTTTGATACGCTTTACATTCAATAGACCAACCAGGAATAATAATATCAGCCATACCCTTTGATTGATATTGATCCAAGTTTCTCTTGGAATCTATGTTTAGATTATCCTTAATGAGCTTGCATATCTTTCTCTCAAAAGATGCACCTTTGTTGCGACTATCTGCCATTATACATCTTCTTCCATTCGTTAGTGGTGTACTCAGCCATCTTCTCTTGAGCTTGTTTAAGAAAGTCATTCGCAGTTACTTGACCAAGTGTAGCTAACTCTATCTTGTTCATTGTGTCAGGTGTTGGGAATCTTTCACACTTCAACAGCCTACATATAGCTGAACGAGTCAATCCTGATTTAAGGGCAAACTTGTTTTGTGTCAGCTTATTCTGTTTTATGTAGTCAATTAATTTCATACTTAGATAATATTTATATGTTGACAACCTGTCAATAATAATTAAATAATATGTTGACAGTAGAGATTAACTAGAATAATCTAGTATCCAATAGCAAAGGAAAGTGAGGATTATTATGGATCAGGAATATGTTTATGACAGAGAATGTGATGACTGTGGAGCAAAGACTTGTGCAGAGGTAGCATACTTTTACGAAGACAAAACATTTTGTGAGGACTGTTGTCCTGACGGATATGGAGAATAATTATGGGCAAGTTAGTTTTAATGCACAAAGAAGATATGGTCAAAAAGTATGGTGCAAAGTTAAACTTTGACACAGATAATTTCGATTATGATGGAGAAGATTGGGAAGTATTCTTAGATGAACTTAGAGGTCTTACTTATGTTGATAGTCGAAGAAGTGGCTACATGGTACAGGAGATAGATTAATGGATAAACAATTAGAAGATGCAATAGGCACAATACAAAACGAGTTAAGTTCAGCTTGTGATGAGTTTTATTCAAGTGATGAGTCAATGCAAAAAGAAATATCTAATGCTTGGAGTTTAATATTAAAAAAATTAAGCAAGCACAACAAATTAGGAGATTGGTATAATGGCTGAGATACCTGATTACAGATTAAACTTTGGCATTGAACATGAAAGTGCAAGCAATGGAACTGCACCAAAAGACGAGATGATACTCAAGCATTACCTCAGAAAAGAACATAAGATGTCTTTCCCTATGGCATCAAGACCTATAGCTGGAATAAAAGTACAGACCGGTGTTGATTGTGCAATGGGATTACATAACTACAGTCCGATCAGAGGTGTCCAAGAATCAATGGATATCAATGAAGCAGTAAGATATGCACTCACAGAGTATCAGGGATACAATCCTAGGACATGGGATAATGGCAAAGATGCAGAGGAATACGAGGAGTTTCTTGAGCATATTCCGGAAATGATTAAGCACGCTATTGATGGACTACAACAATATTTTACTGGTGTTAATCGTATCGAGGGAGAATCAATGAAGCAATTTATTGAGCCTAAGATAGATGTACCAGTTGTTTTATATCAAGATTACTCAGGTGGTGGCAAACAGATAGACCTTAAATGCTCACTACCTATGAGAAACCCACCAAAGAAAGATGGTACTAGGTCTTGGCGTATACCTAAACCTAAGACAGAACCATCTGCACAACAAGTTATGCAACAAGCAGTCTACTGGAAAGCTACTGGAGAAAAACCAGCTTTGTTATTTGTTACAGCATCAGGCTATAACATAGTAGACGAAACGAATTGTGAGCTTATGACAGAGGATAATCTGCAACGAGCTTATGATGACGTAGTACGTTCTTGGTTAGTTACTCAGAACTTACTCAAAGCAAGCCGAGGTTCATGGAAAGCGTTAGCTGGACTAGTGCAACCTGACATGATGCAGATAGCACAGAGACATGGACCAAACATTACCAACCTAGCTAAACAACTATGGGAGTTATAACATGACAAATCCAATTAAACTTAGAAGAAACCTAGATCCATTTACTAGCCATCAAAGTGCAGAGAAAGTTGAAGCATCTCGCATGGAAAAGATTGTACTCGGAGTCATTGATTCATTCGGAGAGAATGGCTGTATATCAGATCAGGTGCAGTATGCTTTAGCCGAATATCGATACAGCACGATTACAGCACGCTACAAAGCCTTAAAAGAAAAAGGACTAGTTGTTACTGATGGTACTGCTATCAAGGCTGAGAGTGGCAGAAAACAGCTAAAGATGTGGAGTTCCAGGCATTACCACCATGAATCAGTAACTGATGAGGAAAGAATACAACATATGGCAGAAGAAAGGGCAGGAGTATGATACACGATTTAGTCTCCGATTGGAGAAAGAAGATGACTGATACTGAACAGTATCATGCACAAGCTATAGATAACTTAGAGGATCGTATAGCTAAACTAGAGGATAAGCACAAGACTGTTACCAAGCAGAACGAATTGCTTATGGAAATGTTAAGTAAACTAATAAGAGGAAAGAATGAGTAATTTAGCTAAAACTATGGACACCATTGCAGACTTACACAAGTCTCATGGTGTCAAACAAAAAGGTGGCAAACTTTATACACAGGTTGTGCATAGAATGGAAGCCTTTAGACGTATACATGGCACAGACTTTGGTCTTGATACTGAGATACTAGTCAATGATGGCAAGCGTGTTGTTGTCAAGGCTATTATCACAGACAAAGATAATCGCAAGGTAGGTGCTGGTATGGCAGAAGAGATACGAGGACAAGGCATGGTCAATACAACATCTGCTTT